GGTGGTGAAAGAAAAGAAATGACGTTTTTATTTTCTGATATACGTGGCTTTACTCCTATATCGGAATCTATGAAAGGTAATCCAGAAAAACTTACCAGATATGTTAACAAATTTTTAACTGCAATGACGGGGATAATATTAAAAAATGGTGGTACTATTGATAAGTATATGGGTGATTGTATAATGGCATTTTGGAATGCACCACTTGATAATCCAGAACACAAAAAACTAGCAGTACTATCTGCATTTCAAATGAGAAGAGCAGTTAAGGAGATGAATAAGAGTAGAGAGTTTGACCCACCTTTAAACATTGGTATAGGTATCAATACTGGCGAGTGTCTTGTAGGTAATATGGGGTCTGAACAACGTTTTGATTATTCTGTTATTGGTGACGCTGTTAATTTGGCAAGTAGATTGGAAGGTAAGAGTAAAGATTTCAATACTACAATAGTAATATCTCAAAATACTAAAAAAGATTTAGACTTTAAGTTTTATAAACTAGGTATTTGTACTGTTAAAGGTAAAAAAGAAAAGATTAATTGTTATTCTATTAAATAGAAACAATTATAAAAATACTTATAACTATAACAATTGTTAGTACTGCAACAACACCTGCTAAGGTATATATTGTGTTCATTTTTTGTCTGTTAACTTATTAATAAGTTCAAATGCTACTTTAATTTTCTCTTCCAACACTTTAATTCTATAGTGTGATTGTGCTAAAGTAACTATTAATAACACAAATGCTACTAGCATTGGCCACAATCTACTCAACATTAATACTGCTTCACTATCCATTACTGTACTATTTCATCTCCTGTTTTTACATTAGGTCTTGGTTTCTCACAAATTGAACAATCACATTTTTTACAATCACATTTAAAACAAGTTTCTGGACAATGTGCTTCGTGACTACAGTTCTTACAATTTTCCATTTTATTTTTTATCTGTAGTAATTAATGGCTTAACCTTTTCTACAATTTTTTCTTCAGTAGATAATTCTGCCGCTTTAGGTTTTACAATTGTAATACTTTCCTGTCCTGGTCTTAAAATTTTTTGAGCTTTAACCTTTTCGTCAACTTTTTTCTTTAGTTTTGTGTCATATCTATGACTTGTAAATGTAAACATTACTCTTTCTCCTTTTCATTTTTCTTATCGTCTGGTTCATAATACTCTTTATATTGGTCAAGTAAATCATTAGTGTGTTTCAAGTGTGCTCTTATTTGAGCAAAGTTTTTTGCGATTAATTGGAAGTCTTTATCACTTAAACCAAATATTACTGGATCAAGTCCTGCTGCTTCCATCTTTTGGAATACTTCTTCTGCATTATCAGAAGTAATAATAATCCATTTCAACTTTTCTAGTTCAGGCATAGTAGGTTTAACTAAATCTAATTTCTGTCTAGGTACTTCTTCTTTGAAGATACTTAACTTTTTAACACCTGAGCAACTTGTTAAAAACAATACTACTAATATACTAATTATTATACGGTACATATTTCGGATTTGCTATTGATGGACACTCTCTATTGATTTCTGATTTTACAGTTGCGTTAAGTTCTTGTTCAGTAAGTGGTGCCCCACCTGCTATCTCAACACATCTTAATGCTTTATCACTTGCGCCATTAATTATTCTTTCAATTGCTTCTGTTTTTTCTATTGCAAGTTTACCAAAATCTCTTCCACCTTTGTTAAATCTATTATCTAAATCATCTATATCTTTTTTAAGAGCGGTAACTAATTCGTTAAATTTTTTATTTGCTTCTAAAATTTCTTTGAAGTCTGCTTGCTGTTTAGCAATGAGTTCCTTTTGGGAACTCACCGCTTCTTCAAGTTTAATTTGATTGGCTTTTAAAATAGCATTATCGGATCGTAATTTCATAACATACATACCTGCTCCAGCAAGTCCGCCTATCATTATTACAACCATAACCATTTTCATTGTGCCAAACATTGTTTTAGTCCTTCTTTAATATAGCCCAAGCGCCGTAAGCAATCGCTGCCCAAGCAGCAATTTTAGCTAGTGGACTAAAAAATAAAACCACAACACCTAAACCGATTAATACTCCACCGTGTAAAGATGTTAGTTCTTTAATTCTTCCTGTAATAAACTCCATTTATTTTTTCTCCTTTTTTACTTAATCTTAGCGTTAACTTTCCTGTGTTTGTTCCACGCAAGAAAACCACCTAGTCTTAACGACCAGTATGCTAAGTAGTTCATAAGATAGAAACCATTTACTCCGATATTAATATCTCTAAAGATTTCGTCTGCTCTTTTTTGAGATATAACACCTAGGGTATCTGCCTTATTGATTTTTAATAGTGTCTGATACTTATAAGCATAATCGTGTACCAATCCACCCATTAAAAGTACTCCAACTGGTGATAAAAATGTATGCAAGAATTTTGGTATACTTGCACCATCAAATTTAAAACCTGCTGGTATAACGTATTTAACGTCATTAATTTCGTAGTCAAAATCTTCTGCGATTTCCCAATTTCTTGTAGTGAGAATCCACATTAAGATACCCTTAAAGAAACCTTTACCTTTTGTTCGTATAGGTAGAGCTCTCATTACTGGCATTTTTTTATAACTAAAGTTATGACATTTAGGTTTCTTCTTATCAAATAAATTGATAATTAGTCCTACTATAATAACTAAAATTACTATAGACCACATCCAAAACTTTATTGCTAAACTTATTATTAGTTCCATTTATTTTTTCCTTGTTCTCATACTAGCAGTTGGTTGGGCACCTCTTACGTGAACCATACCACCCATAGTATTTTCTTTCTTTTTAGTCTTTGGTTCTACTCTTGGATCAGCAGATAAAAATGGTCTTTGATTAGTTGATGTTGTATAACCTGCGTGTAATCCTACACCTCTAACATTTTTACCACCTGCTCTTTTTTTAGGTGGTACATCACCTAAACTTGCTATAGGTTGTACATTTGAATAGTTTCCTATTCTAACTCCTGTTGTACCTATAAATTCTTTAAAACTTTTCATACTCTAGCTTTTTCTTTAATAGTCTTTTTTCTTTTAGGTGTTTCAATTTTTAATTCTTCTTTTACAACTCCACTTATTTCATCAATCTTATCTTCAAGTTTATTTAGTACCTTAAAAACACCTTTCAATACAACATTGTTGTTATCATCACTCTCTTGTACTTTTCTTTTTAAAGTACCCATAACTCTTTTCTTACCAGTTGGATTCATATCTACACCACCGTGTGCTACTGCATTTGCTGGTGCGTCTTCTTTTTTGACTTCTTTTTTATCATCTTCATCAATCTTGTTGATGATTTCATCCATCATATCTTTATAATGTTTTGGCATATTCATACTCCGATACTAATTTTTTATTTTGTTCATAGATACCTACACCCAAACAAGTCATTACTGGTTCGTCATCTATATCTGGTATATCTCTTATTTCATTTAACATATTTTCATATTGGTTAGTTTCTTTTAAATATTCAACTACACCTGCTTCAATAGCGTCTTTGTTTATCATTAACTGTTTATCTTCCCTTAATACCATTGCCATAGCAGCAAAAAAAGAACCAAATCTACTACCCAATCCAACTTTTTTAAATAGTCTTTTCATATTAAAAACAAATCTATGTAAATAAGTATATGCTTTCCTATCTTTACTTGTTTTTAATGTTTTATTAGGTCTTAATACTTTACCTGTCTTATCAATAATACCTTGTTTAAATGCTTCTTGCTTCTCCCAAGGTGTTACCAATAGTTTAACTACTCGGTAAGTTATTAACATATCTACTGCTCTATTAGCCATTAAAGTTCCTTTAACATTTCTTTTATATCTTCATCTTCATCAACGTCACCTAGTTCGTGTTGATAAAGTAATTTAAGATAGTTCAATACTGTTTTTAATACTGACCAATATTCTCTATCTATCTTAAATAATAATAAAGTTATCGCTACATCTGCACTAAAAACATTTTGTAATACTACAATGTGATTAATAATTAATCTTATTTTAACTTCACCTGTAGTTTTATATTTGCGAAATAACCTTTTAAGATATTTAAATCTTTTAATATCTTCCAAAAACTCTACATTTGTTTCCAATGTAGGGTTGCTATAATTTTGCTGAGCAAAAAGCAACCAATTATCTTTGGTTATTTTCTCAAACATTTGACCTACACTAACTTAGCGTAGACCTTGGATGCACCGTTCTTTAAAGTTTCATAACTAACTTCTAAATTTAGACCGCCAGATTTTTTGTGTGATATTCCATCATCATTTAAATCCGAACCGTCGGTATCTTTCCCAAATCTTCCACCAAATTGACTAACTTTCGCACTAACTTTTCCTGATGTTCCTTCCATTGTAACTGGAGAAACAGTTAAACCAACACGGTTTAGTTTTTCTCTCAAACTATCTACCGCTTGTTGTGGTTTAATGAATTCTACGTCTGCAATAGAACCTACAAAAGCATTAACTCTATTTAATACTTCTGGATCAGAAATGTTATGAGCGCCTAAATTACCATCTTCAACTGCATTAGATGTTGCTGTTCCAGCCATCTTGCCGTCTTCTGTTATGTGTTGTTTAAACGTTTTCATTTTTTGTTTTTTCCTTTTCTTTTGCTGTGTCCTCTTCAGGACAGTCAGCGATTACTTCTTCCTCAAAATCGTCCAAGTCTTTATCTTCATAAAAAATCTTAAACTTTTTTATCATCTGCTTTCTTAACTGGTTCTCCACCAGCCATTCCTATTAACTTATTAACTTGTTGAATAGCGCCATTGATTGCATTTAAATTTGCTTTCATCTGACCCAAATCAGTTTCAACTTGTTTTATATTCTTACCTAAAGTTTCAAAGTCTTTTTGTAGACCAAGTTTCTCCGAAGTAAGTTGTTCCAAATTTATATCCATAATTATCTCCTTCTATAATATATTATGCAAGTACGTATCCGTTACCTGCGATTACATTCCAATTTGAATTTTTAAATAATAAAGTAACTGTTTCACCTGGCGCATTTAAAGTTACGGTTGTTCCGCCTCTTAAATTTGCTGGTGTTATAGTTATTGCGTTAGTACCTGCTGTTGCTGTGTCTATAATCATTTTAATTTGACCATCAACACCATCTGCTAAAGTTACTGCACCTGTTCCTGATGTACCCTCAACTTCTGTAACAGCACTTTCTACGTCTGCAACTAAAGTTCCAGAACCTGTCGCTGTTAATGATTGGGATGCTTGAGCAAGAGCTAAAAACGTTGGTACGTTATTAAATATACTTGCTGCTGATACTTTTTTATTGATTGGCGTTCCTGATGGATCGTCAATTACGTGGAATAAATCCACACTTGCTAATGCGTTACCTAAATCGGTAAGCTGGGTGACTTTTTTGTCTGCCATTTGTTATCTCCTATTAACCCTTTCGGGAATGCTACTGTAGGTAATTCCTACATCATAATATTATTTATAAGGGCAACCCTATAAAGAATCGCCCCTATAATATTGATTATTAAGCAGCGTTTGTTAATGCTACTATCGTTTCGTACTGTACTCTTCCGCTTCTACCACCAGAACCAGTTGTCTTTAAGTTCCAACCTGCGTGTCCAGCACCTGCTGGTACTTGAGCATCCGCATAGTTAAATAACCCTAAAGTTATTCCAGTAATAAAATTATCAGCAGTTGCGTCTTCAAATAAGTTTGTTCTATTTGCTGACGTGAATGCTAATTTAGCAGCAGCACAAGCCCATAATGGTGCTCCAGCCGCCGAGTCTGCACTTGAATGTGATGACATAGTATTCTCTCCTTTAAATTAAATTGTTAAAGTACTCAATTCTTAATATATGTGTATATTTATAATGGGAAGGTGTGCTAGAAACCTAGCTTTTTTAGCTCTCGTATAGTATTAGCTGAATTTCTATGAAATATTCCGATACCACCACGTTGTGTAAAACTATCTGTATTAGGTTTGTAATCGTCAATTAATACGGCAGGACTTCTATAACCAGTCTGAGCATAATTTTGTTTTTGACTTCTCTTTACAAGATTAACTCTTCTACCACTTAAACCTAATTGACTTCTACACCATTTACTTTTACCTGGTATACAGTTAGGGTCTACATTTTTATCTACATATGCTGATAGAATATCTGGCGAATGCTTTTTGATATAGTTCCACAATTGTTTACCATCTGGCATCCACGGTAATGTTTCCCAAAAAGTTTTATCATTTCTGATTGGGTTCCACTTATCTTTTTTTGTGAGGTTCATCCATTGACTGATAGGAACTCCTGTTGCTATCTCAGCACCTTTTTTAAAGTTTGCCAAGACACCATCCATATCACAATAGAGTTTAGGAAGAGGCATAATCTGAATTGCCTCCTAGGTATTATAGTTTATCTCTGGATCTGTATTTACTTTTGAAGCAGGATTTCCAGTCATTGTTCTACCCTTGGTAGGTTCATCTTTCTTTTTAGCAAGTTTTTCTTTTTCTTTTGTTTCTTTAATTCTTGCTCTTAAAGTTTCATATTTTAATTTATAAGGACTGACTGCTTCTGTTTTAGTTTCTTTTTTATCGTCTTCTTTTTCAGCTTTATCTTTTAAAAGTTTATGTGCTAGTCCAACTGTTAAAGGTACTTGACCTGTTTCTTTATCTGCAACAGGTTTAACTACTTTACCTTTTTCATTTTCTAATTTTGTTTTTAATACATTAACTTGACCTTGCAATGTTAAAATTTGTTTCTCCATTGCTGTAGGGTCTTTAGCACCTGGTTCTTTACCATCTTTAGCATCCCTTGTCGCTCTTATCTTTGCAATCTTTACACCTGGTTTATTATCTTTTGCAATAGGTGGAATTTTGCTTTCATTTCTTGTAGGCAACAGTTGAGAGTCTCCTCTTTCTGCTGTTTCATTAGCTGCTTTATTCCAAATATTTCTGATAATATTTTCTAAATTTGCTGATGGTTCTGATTTATCAGTACCAATAACTTCTTTTTTTGGATCTTTTTTATCTTCTGTAGTAGATACATTTGCTGTACTAAACTTAACTTCTTTTTTCTTATCTGCCATTTTAGAAACTTCTCCAGCGTCAATCGTTTCAGTAGTAGATACGTTAGCAGTTTTAAAATCTACTTCTTTTTTCTTGTCTTTCATTTTAGATACTTCGCCTGCGTCTATTGTTTCTTGCATATCTTCTGTAGGTCTTTGTGTTTCTACACCTGAAATAGCAAAAGCACTTTCGTGTTCTACTGATTCATTTGCTCTTTTTAATGCGTTAGCAACGTCTGGATGTTTTGATAATCCTTTTGCAAGTTTTTCAATAGCATTAACAGCACCTGTATAATTACCTTGTTTATATCTAGGGTCATTTAATATACCATATGCTTGTTTAATTAGTTGTTGAGAAAATTCTTCTTCTATATCTTTGCCTTTAGGTTGTTTTTCAGCAACTCTATAACCAAATCTATATTTTTTTCTAACACCACTTGAAGCACTTCCTCGTCTTGAAGATGAATTAGCTCCACCTGGCATTGCTTCTGAAACAGTTTCTTCCGTCATTGCTTCTTGTCTTGCTAAATTCTTTTTGTTTGCTAAATGAGGTTTAATTCTATTGCCATTATATGCTCTTTTATTTTCAGGTATCTTTTCTACTTTTCCACCTTTGTCAATAAAGTCTTTCATCAACTGTTCATCAGCGTGTTTTCCAGTAGAAGGTTTCCATTCTTCTTCCACTTTATTAAAAAATGCTATCTTTTCTTTAGGTGTCATTGAACCAATACCACCCATAGTATTTTTTAATTCTTCGTCAAATTTTGCTTTGTATTTAGGGTCTTGATATTGTTCTTGCTGTTTAGCAATTACTTCTTCAATACTACCTGGTTTTTGTTTTAAATATGTCATAGTACTATTTATAAGGTTATTTACCTGCTTTATCTCCTCGTTTATGTTTCAACCACAATCTCTCAAAGGTTGCTCTAGGACCGTGACCGTGAGTAGCAATTTCAATTAATTTTGATATGTGTGGTATGTCTGCTGATTTAATTGCTAGTTGTGTAGGTACGTCCATTCTCTTAATCATTTGTCTAACAGCGTCGGTTACATCTGTTGCTTTTTTATTCTTCCATACGTTCTTAATATTAGCAATTTGTTTATCACTCATTTTAGGTGTATAAAAATCTGAAACACCTTCTTTAACAATTTCTATTGATTTAGTTTGTCTTACGTCACCAGTTTTATACCACTTAATCCATTTTTCTGCTTCTGCTTTAGTTTTATAACTGCCGTGTATAAATTTACCACCATCCATTTTAGTAACTTGTACAGCAAACGCTTCTGGTACTTCTGTTTTACCTTCTGGTTCTGGTAGTTTTTGTTCAACAGGTGATGTATTTCTACCCATTTTATTAATCTTAAATCCTTTAGCTCTTAATTTCTGTGCTTTGTTTTGTAAATCTTGTA